GACAGAATCGAGGAGGTATTGAAACTGGTGTTTGTGGATGAATAGATCATTCGATAGATTCGATACATTCGATAGATTCGATACATTCGATAGATTCGATACATTCGATACGATGAAATAAATTTTGTTAAATAAAAACAAAATTTACTAAGGACTTCCCCGTTATATTAGATTACTTTTTCTTTTCTGCTCCGCCAAACTTTTCCAACATCCCACTCATTGCTTGTGTTTTTTCAGCCATTCCACCCATCTTTTCCATCAATGGCTCCATTTTGTTTATATTAGTTAATAATTTACTTTGTTTTTTGAATAAACTGTCCATATGGTCACCCCATTTTTTTCCACCATCTGCACCCAACATATTGTCTATCTTCCCATACGCTTGTTCGAGAGTGGCGGCAAAATCTACATCATGATCGCCAGAATCAAATGCTTCGGAAGATTTTTTATCATTTTTCTTTTTCTTCTTTTTCTTATCTTTCTTATCAGGGACAGGCAAGACAGGCAAAACAATCGCGTCATCACCATCTTTTTCTTCTTCAGATTCTTCGTCAGATTCTTCGTCGTCTGTGGTGGCAGGATCTTTATCGTCATTAAATCCCTCAAATAACCTACCTTTACCGCGACCACTGGCAATTAATAAATTCGCTCCGAATAAAGCAATACCCATTATAAGTATCATATTTTTGGTGAATCTAGACGCGACTAACATTAATATAAAGAAAATAATCAATGCTTCGTAATTCCGATTGGACATATAACCGATCATATTAACCAAACTGAGTCCCGCTACAGTATATAAAACCCGCTTATCTTTCAAGAGTGATTTTGTATCGAACTTCATTGTATATAGTATATATAGACAAAACTTTTTATATATTCAATATTATGACAAAAAAATCATCTTCTATTATAAAATTGATTTATTTTTATGATTGAATCATATATTAAATATAACCTTCATCTCATCCCTATAGTTTTACAATGACCGAAACTCTTAATATTAGTATTTCATCTGATATGGATAGTGTCGAATACAACGAATCGCACTATGATATTCTTGATCAGTCCCAACTACACATTGTTCTAATTGAACCATTTCATCCAGCTATACACGGACAAACCGATAACAGTTCACCTAATATTGATAGGTATTCGCTCGTTCATTCTGCGTACAGTGTTGATGACTTTTACTGCGGCGAACATGAATTTGCTATCAGAATGTTGAATCGATCATACAACAATTTACTTCCTAAATTATTGGAAACCGATATGACGATTCGTAATTACAGGAAACTGGTCGCACCAAACAATGGTTCGGCTGATTTTCAAATCATATTGGCACGAGTAATTGAATTGCCTGAGGGAAAGGAATACATTGCAATCGATAGAACTGGTGGATTGCGTCGGTTCCAGCGCCATTTTCGCAAATGGCGAATGAGCTGTTAGTCATTTAAATACATCGCTGCAGTATCGCTGTCGCACAATCAAATTATATATCGGTGGAACGATATTTTTTATATCAGGAATCAATCGGTATGGACGATTTTCACTCGTACCCGTTGATTCCCGATATAACCCATTCTGTGTCCACAATAGTATCCCCACCAATAACATCAATATCCTGTTCGAATTTTATTGCGTGCATTACAGAGCTCGTATCGTTATGCAATGGTTCGCTAGCTGGCTCACCATTCATATCCTTCTGCCATATACTATATGTCTCATCGTATTCGTATGATACCCATACAAATCGCTTCTCACACGGATGTAATATAAACTTCTCGGGACCATACATTCCATCCGTGAAATCTCGAGCACGAATAAATCCCATTGTATAATGATTGCGTTGGACGAATCCCTCACCAACATACACATCCAATATATTGGTTCGCAGATTTGAACATTTCATTTTTTGTATATACCGAGAATTCCCGTGTATTTGATCCGAAATAAGAGTTTGTATATTAGGAGTTGTGTATGTAACGATATTATCAATGTTATTGTTTACGAAATCATTACGGAAAGTATGGAATGCATGAATACACCCCAGGGTAAATTCTTTTGTACACATACCCAAATGTGTTTCGGTGGGAATAATATATTTACAATCCATTTTTGTCGATGATTTGTTTATTCCAAATGGGGTTGTTCCAGTACGAAGAGCAATCCTTGTAATTGGATATTTCGCCCACATTTTTATATTCATATCCCGTATACAGCGTTGATTATGTCGTTATATATCGTTATATATCATTATATATTTAGATTATGTACATCGAATTTGTGTAATGCACATCGAATTTGTGTAATGCACATATATTAATAAATTATCAGTATGTGTGTATTATTGAATCAGTTACATATCGTATTTATCCATTTTTCATCTAATTTCCAAGGTATTTCGATTATTATTATTTTCTCAAAAATCTCCTCCAATATCGAAAATATCATCGGACTTGGATTTATCCGCAAGAGCATATTCACCAGTCCGTTTCTCGAAGAAATTTGTTTTCCCTTCAATACTAATCATCTCCATGAAATCAAACGGATTTGCTGTTTCATATATCTTATTATATCCCAATTGGACGACCAATCGATCGGCAACAAACTCAATGTATCGCGACATCATTGACGAATTCATACCTATAAGACGACAAGGTAACGCTTCACAAATAAATTCTTGTTCGATATTAACAGCATCTTTAATAATATCATGTATCGTAGATTCATCTAGTCTATTTTTGAGACGCGAATATAACAATACAGCGAATTCAGTGTGTAACGCTTCATCGCGACTGATAAGTTCATTTGAAAATGTGAGCCCAGGCATAACGCCACGTCGTTTCAACCAATATATAGAACAAAATGCCCCCGAAAAGAATATTCCTTCAATGCACGCGAAGGCAATAAGTCGGGTTGCAAATGTTGATTTTTTATCATCAATCCAATTGCGCGCCCAATCTGCTTTTCGTCGGATACACGGATACGTGTCGATTGATTTAAATAACATATTCTTTTCATCCGTTGTATCAATCAATGTATCGATAAGTAGACTGTACATTTCTGAATGAATATTCTCCATTGCAATTTGGAATCCATAGAACGCCCTCGCTTCAGATAATTGGACATCGCCCATGAACCGAATTGCTAAATTTTCCAATACAATACCATCAGACGAAGCGAAGAATGCGATTATTGATTTAATAAAACCGCGCTCTGAAACAGTCAATCCATTCCAGTGGGCAACATCTTTTGATAAATCGACTTCCTCGGCTCGCCAGAAACAATCCACCTGTTTTTTATACATTTTCCACACCGCATCATCTACAATAGGGAACATAACAAACCGATCGGTTGATTCGGTAAGAAGTGGTTCTTCTTTTATTTTACTCAATTGATTCGATTGATTCGCTTGATTCGCTTGATTCGCTTGATTCGCTTGATTCGCTTGATTCGAATCACTGGTTCCAACTATACATAATTCATTTGTTGTATTTTCTAGTATATCAAATTCGCATAAAATCTGGTTCACTCCGTCAGAAACTGATTTTGTAATTGTATCGGGTATTGTTGACCTATATGACCCAGAATCAGTATGATCGGGAATATCTATAATTAGTGAATTGGATTCATCCAAGCAACAAGTTTCTATAGGATCAGGAGATGTTATGTTGTTATACATTATATACAATAATTGGTATAATATCTTTATATTATTTAAATCCCCATTGTAACGATACATATGAATAATAGAATTACTCTTAAAAATGTACACGATGAATTGATTATTCCAGATCAACCAGACAACATGACGCCAACTGAATTGGCTAATTTTGATATGAAGATATTAAAATCGGCGTTTACAGCACGTGATCATATACAAAAAATGATTCAATCACAGAAATATCTAGAAAGCATTGAGAAGAATAATATATATTTGACAGATGTTAAGGATAACTATCGTGCGTTCAATATGGAAATTGAGAAAATGACGCGCGAAAAGATAAAAATTTTGAATAATATTACTTCTTATATAGATAATATGACGCAGGAACAACAATTGACAAATGCCCAAATGGAGCGGTCATTGGCGAAACAACGAGATATATTAGACGAACTGAAACGGTTAGAAAGAACGATTGAATAGAACGACCGTTATAATATATTTATAGTATAGTTGTAATATTAATGAATACATTAACAGATTTCTTCAAAATAACAGAAGGGCTCACTTCTGAGATTTCAAAGACGCAAGGACTAATTGATGCGTGTGATCAATATAGCAATAAGATAGAAGAATCAATAAAAACATTGATCCATAATAAGGATGTGTCTGATACAAATGCCCTGAATAAAATAACCGCTCACGCGACCGAAACAAAAAAGCTACAGGCGACAATTGCTGAACTGGAAAACAAATTCAATGAGGAAGTATTGAAAAACAAGACATTAATAGAGGATAAAGATAAATGGGACAGAGAGAAACGATCAATAGAAGAAACCATTGTAGGACTCAATGAGAAGATTCGTGTGGCGACAGATAAGGATAAGGTTGATTCTGCAAAAGTGGCTAAATTAGAAACAGAATTGTCCCAATGTAATCAGAACCTTGCAAATTTAAACGCAAATGAAGAAAAAATGAGGAAATCTCTTACTGATGCCGAACAAAATGTTGTTCGATTAAATAGTAAACTTATAACCCTTAAAAACAAACTGGAGAATATTGACGGGTCAATTTCGCGCAAATCTGGTCAGATATTAGGATCTGTTAATACTCTACCACCACCACCAACAACACCACAAAAATCAGTGTCCATACTGGATAAGTGGAACATTAATAGGGGAGGTGGACGTCGTCGTCCAACAAGGTCAATCAAAAAAAAAATAAAGAAACGTGCAACTAGTCGACGTAGAACAATCGGTCGTACATCTCACACAAAAAATCGTAAGTCAAGGCGTTCTACTATACGTCGTCGTGTTAGCAAGAAATAATCATAAATAATTTCCATTCATTGTATATTGTAATCCGTTCCATTGTAATTCGTTCCATTGTAATCCGATTCATTGTAATTCGTTCCATTGTATCGAATTACAATAAATTTATAAGGTAAAATGTCTTATAAAACTGTACCAGAAATTGTATCTGTTGCCAAACGCGCATTTCCATATTGGAGTAAACTGCCAATTAGGGATCGAGTAAAACATTTGACAAAATTTAAATCACTGATTGTCAGTGATATGTATAATCTAACTAATTTGATTACTGTTGAACATGGAAAAAATCTTAATGAGGCTCGCGCAGAAATAGAGAAGGGATTAGAAACATTGGAGTATTCCGAGGCGGGGGCGGTGTTGATGGCTGGAAAGAAATTGGAAGTAAGTAAAGGGGTTTACTGTGAAGAGTCACACGAGGCATTGGGTGTAGTGACTAGTATATGCCCATTCAACTTTCCAATGATGGTTCCTTTCTGGACAATTCCACTCGCATTGGTTTCGGGCAATTGTATTGTAGTGAAACCTTCCGAAAAGGTACCGCGTACACTGGACCGTATATTAGAATTATCCCAAGAAGCTGGGTTTCCAGAAGGAGTATTCAGTTTGGCTCACGGAGGAGTCGATACAGTAAATAAATTGGTCACACACCCCGATATTCGAGCGGTTACATTCGTTGGTTCATCTCCTATTGCTAAAATCGTCGGAGATATGGCACAACAGCACGGAAAAAAGGCAGTATGTCTCGGTGGAGCAAATAATCATTTAGTATTGTTGCCTGACGCAGATATGGAACTGGCCGCACGTGATATAGTTTCGTCGTTCTGTGGATGCTCTGGCCAACGTTGTATGGCTGCGAGTGTATTATGTACAGTTGGTATCGGAGACGACGTTATAGACAATATTGTTAGTATTGCTAACAAAACACCGATAACTCGTCTCATCGATAAGGCATCGACCAATAATATCAACCAAGTTGTCGATAGAGCAAGAAAGGACCCTGAATGTGAAATATTATTGGATGGTGGGACGGGAACGATAAATACATTTCGTCCAACTATTATCCGCGTTAAAAGGAGTATGATTGTTGACGGAATAGAAGTACCAAATAAAAGACACTGGTTAGCGAATACAGAGGTATTCGGACCAGTGCTAGTGGTAGTCGAATGTAATTCAATTGATGATGCAATTAAACATGAAAATGACTCGGAATTCGGTAATGGCGCGGTCGTATACACACAGTCGGGTGCCCACGCAGAATACGCGACATCTCGATTCCAAGCAGGAATGATTGGTGTCAATGTTGGTGTGCCTGTACCTAGGGAACCATTTTCTTTTGGGGGGAATAATTTGAGCAATGTTACAGGGCATCACGACATAACTGGTATGGATGGAATTAACTTTTTCACTCGCAAGCGGAAAATAACAACGCGATGGGGGGGAGATAAAACTATCTTCTAAATGAAAAATAGTATTCTAATTGAATAGTATTTTTATATGTGCGAACGAATAATTATTTATCGTATAACACGACCCATCTGGTATAGATGGTGTAATTCTATAATATAAAATTTAAATCATTTCATTCGAACAGTTTCATTCTCATTAATTTGTCGTGAATCTAAAATAAATGCAGTCAATTCTGATGTGGCGACAGAATCGTTATTTTTGAAATATGCGTCCAATGCGGCGTGCAGATGTTTCTTCCCCAATGGTCCTCTAGTTTTGGTTTTAGTATATAACAATTTTCCATCTTTTACATCAAAACAATCGATTTCATTGGTTCGCATTATATCGACTAATCTCGTAGTGTAGTGTTTTTTTTTAGCACGTAAATCTTTTGCTGCCTTTTGATTCCGTTTCAATTCTATATCAATAGAAATCCATTCCTTAATATGTTCTACTATTTCAGTTTTTGTTGGTCCATTGGATGACATTATATGTATTAGTGTATCTGATACATATAATAGGTTGGATATATTTATATCATTTGAATTTGAATTTGAATTTGAATTTGAATTCGATCGTTGTACCTATTATCTACATATCGGCACTAACACAACGGCGTTTAACTGAACGCATATATTCCCCTTGACTATCGTAATAATACCTATCTGGATCCGATGAATGTACTACGGTTTTAACCCCATTGACAACAACAGTCTTGGCACGGGATGTTGCATCAAGTACTGTAAATAATTGTTTACTTTCAATAGACTGGGTATAGATTCCTTCATATTTAATACCAGTTATAGCATTCACGGCAAATTTATTTGGATTATTTGATGGTGTCAAAGTACTGTTGTTGACCCTCATGTAGTGGTCACCACTATCGATTTGGTCGTATGTACTGGTAGTGGAATAATCGTCTGTGTTATCTGTGATTGATGATGACATTGATGTGGTATTAACTGTATATATATAATAGGGGATGTATATCTAGACCCTTTTGTATATCGTTTTTGCTGCTGCATCATTGTCCATCTATTTTTGATTCTTCCAAATGTTTTATTTTTTCATTAAGTCGATTAATTTCAATGGATTGTTTCTTAATAACATCAATCACCTGATTCGCAGTAAGATTCACAAGTTCTCCATTT